ATGTCTTTGTCTGTAGATCAAGTGTTTATAAAACAATTTGAAGCAGATGTTCATTTAGCTTATCAGCAAATGGGCACAAAATTACGTTCCACAATTCGCAGTAAATCTGGGGTTGTTGGGACTTCTACAACTTTTCAAAAAGTTGGTAAAGGTATTGCAAGTACGAAATCTCGTCATGGAATTGTTCCTGTGATGAATTTGAACCACACGCCAGTTGAATGCATTTTGCAAGATTATTACGCGGGTGATTGGGTTGATGCTTTGGATGAATTGAAAACTAACGTTGATGAACGTCGTGTTGTTGCGTCTGCTGGGGCATATGCTTTGGGTCGCAAAACAGATGAATTGATTATCGCAGCGATGAACAATGCTACACAATATGTTGGTGATTATTCAACAGGTTTGACCAAAGCGTTAATTATGTCCGCTGTTGAAAAATTGAATACCAACGATGTTCCAGATGATGGTCGCAGATTTGCTGTCGTTGGGGTACACCAGTGGAATGAATTGATGTCAATGAACGAATTTGTTTCCGCAGATTATGTTGGTGGTTCAACGCCATTAGTTGATGGTTGTGAATCCAGAAGATGGTTGGGTATTAACTGGATTTTGTGTAATTCGTTACCTTTGGCGAATAGTGATGATCGCGATTGCTTTATTTATCACGCATCCAGTATTGGTCATGCCTGCGGTCAAGAAGTTAAAACAGATATTACTTGGCATGGTGAACGTGCTGCGCATTTCATCAGCAACAGTATGTCCCAAGGTGCAGTGTTAATTGATGCAGAAGGTATTGTTCGTATCAAATGCGATGATGATGCCGCTTAAAAAATTATAAACCAAAAGGAAAAATAAATGGCATTTCAAAATAAAAATTTATCTGTGATTGCGTATGCAAATGGTTTCACATTGTGGCACTATAAAGAAAGCGCAACAATTGCAACGATTACTGCGTCTGGGTATTTTGCTAGTGTAAAATCTTTGATGAATACTGGTGATATCATATTGATTAACGGATCAAATGGAACAACAATCAAAGTGTTAACTGTTTCGGATGATGCAATTACAGTTGGTGCTTTGTCTTAATAAACGTTCTTGATTATATATAAACGGGTCGCCTTTGTGCGACCTCATTTTTTTAATAGGTATAAAAATGTTTACAAAAATAGATTTATGTTCAATGGCTTTGATAAAAATAGGTGAAAAACCGATTCAATCTTTGCGTGAAGATTCTGCAACAGCACAATTGGCACGCACTTTGTTTGACCCGATTGTTGATACTTTGCTTTCAACTTTTCCGTGGCGATTTGCAACACAAACTATAAATTTAATAAAAAATCAAGATGATGATTTTGTAATACCTGCAAATGTTTTACGTATCATAAAATGCGACGGACAAATAAACGGAAATAAAATAAATGCAAATGGTGATACAACAGAAATCATCGCAATAGTAAAAACAGAACCAGAAGTATTCCCAGGATATTTTGCAACACTGGTTGCAACAAAATTAGCCATGGAATTTTGTATCCCGTTAACTGGTGATATTAACGTGTTTAAAATGATGACGGCTTTGTATGAATCAGAATACCAATCTGCAAAATTTATAGATAGCACAACATCTAATGCATCAAATATAGATAATTTTTCTTTGATAAGTTCAAGATTTTAAAATTCAGGGGGCAAATATGGGAAATTTTTTAAAAACACAGAATTTATTTTCTTATGGTGAAGTTTCGCCTGAATTTTATGCCACGAATAATATCAATGGATTATCACAATTGGAAAATATGGATGTTTTGGAATCTGGGGGATTAACACGCAGATGCGGATTAAAAAAAATAGGCGATTCATATAATGGTGCAATTATCGTTCCTTTTCCAATAACAGAATCAGAAAAATATTTACTGGTTATATCGAATTTGACTATGGATATTTATAGTAATGATGTAAAAATAACTACGCTTAATACACCATGGTATCGTGCGGATTTATCTAAATTGCAATATGCGCAAAGATTTAATGACATCTTTTTCGTGCATCCAGATTATAGACCGCGTGTATTAACTAAAAATGCAGATGGATTTAATATAAAACAATTCACTTTCAGTGCAAATTCCGAAGCCGGTGCAAATATGCCTTTTATGCGGTTTGATGATGCAGACGGTGTTTCAATTACCATAACCAGCAGCAATATTGACAATAATTATGCAACGTTTACGACTAATGTAGATTTTTGGACCCAAAACGCTGTCGGGGAAAGTTTATATGTAAATGGAAAACAATGGGTTATATCGACTGTACAAAGTGCCAGGGTTGCGATAGTTTATACAAATGGTGATTTTTCATTTCCAGGAACCGCAATATATGATTGGTACGAAGGCGCTTTCAATACAAAACGTGGTTGGCCCGCATGTGTATCTTTTCATCAAAACAGGTTGGTATTTGGTGGAACACGTTACGCGCCAAGCTCTATTTGGATGTCAAAAGTTGGTGACTATTACAATTTTGATGCCGGCACAGGACTTGATGACGAAGCAATTTATATCACTTTGTTATCTGCACAACACCATCAAATATGCACTATTGTCAGCAGTGATAAATTGCAGATATTGACGTCTGTGGGTGAATGGGCAATTTCTAATTCGCCGTTAACACCATCAAATGTTAATATAAAACAGCATACATCCATAGGCAGTATCGCAAATAGGTATTTACCACCACAACAAATTGAATCGCGGACTGTATTCGTTTCGCAATCTGGCAAAGATATTCGTGAACTTGATTTAGATGCACTGGGTGAAAATTATAGTGCCACAGATTTATGCGGATTTTCAAAACATTTGATTAACAATCCAACCAGCATAGCTTATAACCAAAATACTCATCAATTATTTATAGTTATGAACGATGGCACGATTAGTGTTTTGAATAAATATCCAAATCAAGATATTTCTGCGTGGGCAAGATATAAAACAGATGGCGATTTCTTGTATGTAAGCGTTCTGGATAATGCGACATATGTAATTGTAAAACGTGGTAATAGTTATTCGTTGGAAAAATTCGATAAAGATTGTTTAAACGATGCAGGCGAATATGGTTTTTCGTATAAAATGTCGGCTTTTCCAATGATAATAAACGGACATTGTCCCAAAAAATTACGAGCGCGTAAGATATCTGTGCGAATGATGAATACCAAAACAGTATTCGTGAACAGTTATCGTATGGAAATACCAAATTCAGAATATGATGAAAATAGTTCCGGATATACCGGGGATTTAACAATGAATTTGTTCGGCACAGAAAACGAGACAATGAACGCTTTGTGGACAATTTCTAGCAGTGAACAATTGCCAACAACAATACTATCTGTGACTGTGGACGGTTGGTATTTAATATAAAAAAACAAAAGGAGATTTTTTATGGGACAACTTGTATCCGATGTGACAAAAGTTTTGGATTACCAAGAATCTAAAAAAAATGCAGAAAATGAACGTCAAAAGATTTTGGCTCAGATTGCTGCTGATGAATCAACAAAAAACAATTTGATAAAAAAAGTTTTATCAAATCAACGTGCAAAATATGGCGCCACAGGGAATATGGGAAATAGTTTATCTGAAAACGCCGTATTAAAACGTCTGCGTGATGAAACCGCGGAACCATACGATACAAAATATAAAAATAATTTGGAAAAGATAAGAAATACTAAATCTAAAAAAACAAATTTAGTAAAAACTTGGTTGTCCAGAATAGATAAAATAGCGGGATAGGGGGCAAAGATGTATAAAATATCATATACAGGAAACGGTAACGAAACAGAATATTCTTTTGCTTTTCCTTTTTTTCAAAATGCAGATATCAAAGTCGCTATCAACGGTAATGTGCTGGATAATACGCAATATGATGTGAATCCTAACAATGATTTTTCAGGGGGACTAGTAGTTTTTGCAACTGCACCACAATCAGGAGTTCAGATTGATATTTTTCGTCAGATTTCTTTGTCGCGGACAATTGATTATCAGACGACTGAAAAAATAGACCCCGAAGATTTAAATTCTGATTTTAATTTTTTATTATCTGCTTTTCAGGATTTACAGAACGTAAACATAGATTTGTCACAATGGGCTAATATTCATGATACGGTATTATCAAAAATTGATTATACGTTAAGTTTAATAGAAGATAAACTTTCTGGTGGTTCTGTTCTGGGTTTATATAATAATTTACTAAATGTTTTGGATAGCGCATTACCAAATTTGATAAATGATTATGGTTCTGTAACCGAAGCGGCAGACAATGAAAACAGTGACGATTACGGAAGTTTATAATTTTTTGGATGCTTGGAATAAAATATTGGGGTTTCAAACACCAAAACATCATTACCAGATAATACAATTTTTAACAGATGTGTTAAATAATGAACCACATCGCGGGTTATTAAACGCATTCAGGCATTCTGGGAAATCAACTGTTGTCGGGGTTTTTGCTGCATGTGTATTGTATCATCGTCCAGAAACCAGAATATTGATATTATCAGCAGAATCAGGTTTGGCATCTCGTATGGTATCGCATATTAAAAACATATTGGAAAATCACCCGTGGTGTGTCGAGATTCTGCCAGAAGTAAAAAAAGAGTGGGGAACCCATAAAATAACTATAAAACGTCCCGTTGGAATTCGTGAACCATCTGTTATTTGTCAGGGAATATCGGGCAATATTACCGGGATGCGTTCCGATTTAATAATCTGTGATGACGTAGAGGTTCCAAATACATGCAACACGCAACAAAAAAGAATAAATTTGCGCGAACGATTAAGAGAACTGGATTTTATTTTATCACCACATGGGACAATGATTTACATAGGAACACCGCATACAAAAGACACGATTTATAAAATCTAATCTTGGGCTTCTGCTTCTTCGGCGGCGGATTTTGGTGTTTGTGCTAATGATGATATAAATGTTCGCAATTTCTTTAAAACTTCATTTCCTGCTTCACCAAACATAGGCAAATAAGTTTCAAATTCAGGCATATCAGCCTGAATCTGTGCGCGATTGCGTTCGGTTAATGTTTCAGAAATCAGTTGTTTAGCAGAATCCCACATTTGATATGCTTTTTCTGCGCGCACAACATTATCCCACTTGGCCAACAAACTATCGTCACCACTTATCGCGGATTTAATATCTTCTGCCCAGTTGTTGCCAAATTTTCGGACAAAAGGCAGTTGTTTAATCTTTTTTAATCCTTCTGGGGTTATTTTCAGATTATCAAGGGCGTTTTTCAATTCGTCCATTTCTGATTTATCCAACGATATCTTGTTGTCCTGACGTGCCAATAAACCACCGTATGGTAAAAAATCATCATCAATAGTATCCATCGGGGTTTTTCCTTCACGTAAACTTTTTATATGATCCATAAGGCGTTTACCCGTAGGTAACTTTTCAAGTGCCTCAACTACCTGTTCATCGTCAGATTCGGCAATTAAAACTTTGTTCACAGCAGCCCAGCCACCGTTTATAACATGTGCCTGGCGATAAAGGTTCAATAAACGTTGTGCAACAGTATGTGGTTGTTCTTGCATGATAATCCCTCCTGGTAATAATCCTATTTCATGACAATCATTATAACTTTGTGCATCGTTTTATAAATGACTTTTTCTTCTGGATTAGATACGTGACCATAGATTTTACCGTGTGAATCTTGACGAACAACAGCAATTTGTGCATCAACTAATTCATCAGATTTCATTTGTGAAAAATCCGCATCAATACACACCGCTAAATCCCCAGCAACAGGTGTAGCATTAGCATCAACGAAAACATACGCTGTTTCCGGGATAAATCCGCCGACACGTTTAGAATTTGGGATAACCGCGTAAATACCACTTACACCTTCCAAAGCAACAGGTGCAACAATCATGGTTTCATCGGATTTTTTCAATTTGATGGATTTGCCATCTGGTTTTCCGAATACAGGAACCAATTTTTTACGTGCATTATCATACAATTGAGCGCCATATAATCCACCGTGGACGTCCAATCCCGATATCGGATTTTCAGGTTCTAAAACGGACTTAACACGCTCTTTGACTTTGTTAATCTGCTTTGTCAATTCACCGGCATTATATAACTTTGCAATTTCATCAAATAATTGCGATGCAGTGTATCCGAATGTCTTAGCCAAAACGTCGATTTCATCTTCGTAAACTTCGCGTTGACCGACCTCTATTTTATGGTACACAGATAATGTCATATTTGCGGCCTTGGCTGTTTCAGCGATAGTTTTTTCAGAACGCTGACGAATTTTACGCAATCCAGAACCAAACACCTTTAATCCGCTGCCTTCGTTATCAGTTAATCTGCGTTTGATTTCTGTTTGCCATTGGTCAGCAACAGCATCTGATTCATGGATAAATATATCAGACAATCTGCAACCCAATATTGTGCAAACGTTTAACAATTGCTTTTGATTAAGGCGTCTGACACCTTTTTCAATCTTTGACACTGCGGATAATGATAAATTAGCACGACGCGCCAATTCAGTCATTTTCATGCCCTTGGCTGCGCGAATATTACGGATGTTATTTGGAAAAATGATTTCTTCTTGTGCCATATATTGTCTCCTTGGAATATGTTGACAAAATGATAGTCAAAATTTCTGACTTTGGCAAGAAAAATATTAAATAATATCGTCCGGAATGTCATTTATATCAACAATTGGTTGATTTTCCGGTTCAGGATTATTGGTGTATTGCACATTAAAATTATTGTCGCCAGATATCTGTTGTGGATTAAACTGATTCAAATTATCAAAAAGATAATATTCACCAAAGAAACCTAAGTGCACAGTTTCTGGTTTTCCATGACGGTTCTTTGCGATGATAATATCTGCTTTGTTACGCGACCTATCAAGACGAGCCTGCCAGTTTTCAGTTACTTTCTGGGGGGCATTACCCGATAGACGATTTTCGGGTGAACGGTTATTAAGGTAATATTCTTCGCGATAGGTGAACATTACAATATCCGCATCTTGTTCGATAGAACCAGAATCGCGCAAATCTGATAATATAGGACGTTTGTCGTCGCGTTGTTCAACACTGCGTGATAACTGGGACAGTGTAATAACAGGAACATCTAATTCTTTGGCTAAAATTTTCAATCCGCGGGTTATAGTAGATAATTCTTGGACACGATTATCAGTGTTTTTACCGCCAGGTAATTTCATTAACTGCAAATAATCGATGACTATTAACGCAATACCATTAAATCTGCGCGCAATACGACGAGCGCGGGTTTTTATCATAGGTACAGACATATCCGCCGTATCATCAATAACCAAAGGTAATTTAGACAAAGCATTAGAATATTCAGACATCTTCATAAAATCTTCGTCAGTCAAATTACCTTCGCGCATGTGTGAAGCGGGTATTTTTGATTGTGAAGATAATACACGTGCGGCCAATTGATGATTCGACATTTCAAGACTGAAAAATACAACCGCACCTTTGTATTGTTTGTTTGCGCGTTCGTTATATATGGCATTAGCAGCATTAAAAGCGATATTCATCGCCAATGTTGTTTTACCCATACCCGGACGACCAGCAATAATGATTAAATCCGAATGATGCAGTCCACTGATTGATTTGTCTAATTCATCAAGCCCAGTGGTTAATCCGGATAAATTTCCGTCCGCTTTATAAGCAATTTCTGCTTCTTGCAAGGCGCCCCTTAACGCATCAGCCAAGGACACCATATTTTGTTCGGATTGTCCAGTAGATGCCAGATTAAACAATTTTTGTTCCGCCGATTCAATTTGAGAATCAACAGGTTTATCCAAATCTTCGGTATAGGCATCATCAATAATGCTTTGTCCCAGACCAATTAAATCACGACGACGTGCATTATCAAAAACGATGCGACCATAATGTTCAACATTTACCACCGTTGCCCCGGCAGATGCCAATTTAGTCAGGTAATCAACCCCACCAACAGTTTCTAAAACCCCCTGTTGTTCAAGATATGTTTTTGCGGTGATTATATCAAACGGGATACCGGCTGAAAATTGACGCAACGCCAGTTTATAAATTTCTTGGTGGGCGGGGTGAGAAAAATGTTCGGGTAACAAAAATTCAGATACGGATTCCAAAGCGCGATTATCCATCAAAACCGCGGCCAGAACAGCCTGTTCTGCTTCTAGATTAGTAGGTAAAGTCTTCGGAGTAAAGTCCATGTCCATTAGATTAAACGAAAATTTTAATAATTCAATACCTTTTTTGAACGGCTATAAACAATTGAAAATACCGATAATGGATAGTGCCGGAAATTCGGCGTGGCCTGAAATGTTTCCGATTGAAAAAATTCATGAATTGGAAAAAATTGTCGGCCCTAGACATTTTTCAGCCCAGATGATGTTGGAATATGTTGACGAAGAAAAAATATGTTTGGATCCAGGGGCTTTACACTTTTACGATGATGATTTTGATATTCGGTATGCACGAATCGGGGAACACAACATTACGGGTTTTTGTTTATACTGGGATCCGTCTTTGGGACACAATAAATCAGATGGCAGTGTTTGTGTTTTAATATATCGTGATGACAAGAATAAAAATGCTTTTGTTCACGATATAGCGTATATGATGACAGACGAAGAAGATATTCATCCATTGGCTACACAATGTGAATATGTTCTTAAATTTATGCAAAAACACAGAACTTATCGCATAGGTATCGAAATAAACGGTATAGGCAATGCATTACCAGAAATAATTCATCGTGTTGCAGATAATTATCAGATACCAATCAATGTGATACAAATTTCTAATCACGTAAAGAAAGAAACAAGAATTCTTAATACTTTTGAACCGATGTTATCTTCGGGGCGATTGTTTATGCACAATCGGATAAAGCAAACAATGCTATTGTCGGAAATGTTGGCTTTTTCGCCAATTGGGTCAATGGAACACGATGATGGATTAGATGCTGTGGCGGGGGCGTTATCAATGATGCCATCTCCGATAAGACCTTTGGTAAATAATGTCAGTTTAATCAAAGCGAACACAGAATTCAAAATATAACTAAATCAAAAGGAAAAATGAAATGCAAAAAAATCTTATGCAATTATATAAACGTGCGTTGGACGAACGGGAAGTATGGCTTAATCGTTGGAAAACAGCGATGCGATACACAATTCCAACAGATGATACAGATTCATCAACTTTGTTCGATGCAACGGCATCTGATGCAGTGGAAAGTCTATCTGCATCAATGTATTCGTTGTTAACTCCGCCGGAATCTTTGTGGATAAATCTGGTTCGTGAAAGCGATTTATCACCGAACGCAGAAATAGCCACAAATGTATTACGTGCACATTTAAATGATTCAAATTTTTATACAACAATTCATCAATGTTATACGGACTTAGTAGTCTTGGGAACAGCTTGTTTATTTATGGCTGAAAATCCAATTGGTGCAGATTCTGCATTTTCTTTCACAGCGATTCCGATGACAGATATCGCTTTGTTACCAGGCGCGGTTTTTCATACTACTTCATTACCACTGTGCGACATAGTTGAAAAATATCCAGATATAACATTACCGAATAATTTACGTGATACATTAAAAAACAATCCGCAAACGCCAGTCAAATTAGTTCAATCTTTGATTGGACAGGATTTTACAGCATGGCTAGATATTGGCGGTGATTTTGAAAATAATATTGTGGCGCGTGGAACATTTGAAACAAATCCATACATAATTTTCCGCTGGTCTTTGGTAAGTGGTGAAATATACGGTCGTGGTCCAGTTTTACGTGCTTTGCCTGATATAAAGACAGCAAACAAAGTTGTGGAATTAGTTTTGAAAAATGCGACTATTGCTGTAAGTGGTATTTGGCAGGCCGATGATGATGGTGTTATCAATTTATCAAATATAAATCTAACCCCGGGGGCTATTATCCCCAAAGCTGTGGGCAGTTCCGGATTAACACCATTGTCCAGTGGTGCTGATTTTGATGTTTCTCAAATTGTTTTACGTGATTTACGTGAAAGAATCAGACATACATTATTGGCAGACAGATTGGGATTATTATCGGACAAAGAAATGACTGCAACGGAGATATTAGCGCGCAATTCAGATATGATAAGAATTTTAGGGGCGACATACGGACGGTTATTGCATGAATTTATAAAACCAATGTGCGAACGTGGTTTGCAAATATTATCAAGACGCGGGTTAATAGATAAAATATCTTTGCATAGTGATGCAGAATTAAAATATATGGCACCAATTGCACAGATGGCACACGAAGAATTATCATCAAACATCGGGGAATAAATAAAAATGACAGACATAGAAAAAGAATATGCACGCACCTTTGCAGGGGCATCAGGAAAACAAGTTTTGACACATTTGCGTTCTATGACCATAGAACGCATTTTTGGACCAAATGTTTCAAATGATGAATTAAGATGGTGGGCTGCGCAAAACGCATTGGTGCATCAAATAGAAACTTTGATATCAAGGGGTAATAATCCAACATAA